TGTTGCTAATCCTAGCTTATATGCGAGAGTGAAAGCAGAAGCTAAACGAAAGTTTGATGTTTACCCAAGCGCGTACGCAAACGCTTGGCTAGTAAGAACTTACAAAAAGCGTGGCGGTAAATACAAAGGAGCTAAAAAAGCTGTTGGTGGTGGTGTTAGTAACAACAATTTAAAACCAATACCAGCTGATAATAAAGGCTTGCCTAAATTACCTAAACGAGTTAGAAACAAAATGGGTTTTATGAGTGGCGGCGGACGCGTAACAATGGTTCAGGGCAGAGGCTGTGGCGCAATGATGGATTCAAAACGCAAAAAAACTAGAGTTCCAAGAAGCTGATGGTTGCCAAGGGTAGCACTATAAGACGCAAACTTAGACAAGGGAAAAAACTGGGTTTTAGTGAACGAGCCTCAGCCAAGGCAAGAGGTTTAATAAAACGATCAGATGGCACCAAAAGAAAGAGTGCTAAGTATAAAAAACGATTAAAACGAAGATTGTCCCGATGAGAAAAAAAAGAGATCCAAAAAAAGGCACAGGTAAAAAACCTAAAGGTTCGGGCAGACGCTTATACACGGACGAAAATCCTAAGGACACTGTTAGCATTAAGTTTGCTACTATGAAAGATGCAAATGCTACTGTTAATAAAGTAAAACGCATAAAAAAACCGTTTGCTAGAAAAATACAAATTTTAACGGTGGGTGAACAGAGAGCCAAAGTTATGGGTAAAACCGGTATTGCTAATGTGTTTAAGCGTGGTAAAGAGGCTATAAGAAGGACTAGGAAGAAGTAATGTCATTAAAAGAATGGTTTGGCAAAGGTCCCAAAGGCGATTGGGTTGACATAGGTGCGCCCAAGAAAAAAGGTAAATTTCAAAAATGTGGACGAGCTTCTGCAAAAGGATCAAAGCGTAAGTATCCAAAATGCGTGCCAAGATCTAAGGCTAAACGTATGACTAAGTCACAAATAAGATCAGCGGTCACTCGTAAGCGTGCAAAAAAACAAGGTGTTGGTGGCAAACCCACTAATGTTAAAACTTTTGCTGCAAAAGGTGGTATGATTAATAATAATTCAAACATGGGTTTGTTTGGAAGGAGATAAAAAATGAAAGGAACTAAATACAAATCTAACGGCGGCGGTATGATGAAAGGAACTAAATACAAAGCTAACGGCGGCGGCATGATGAAAGGCACTAAAGCTAGACCTATGGGTGGAGCTATGGGCAGTCCTAAAGTTTTTAGTAAAGGCGGAGCTGCTTACCAAAGCGAAATGCAAGCTAATCCAGGCATGAGCAATATGCCTAAGTCTGTAAAATTGTCTTTAGGTGGCGATA